CAGACCAACCTGACCAGCGTAGGAACTGCGGACGAGCTATTGATTGCCGACGCCGATCTTACGGCAGCAGACGCTCCTCGCGCTGTTACGGTGCAGGAATTGTTCAACGATGCGTTGACGGTTGGTACCTATACGGACGCAAATTTTACCGGCAACCTGACCTACGGAACCGCCACAGGAAACCGCACGGTCAGCACCAGTGCGAGTATTACCACTGGCACGATCAACAATGCCACGCTGGGTACGACCACCGGGACTGCGGCCACGTTTACCAATGCCACGGCGACCGGCGCAAATATCACCAACGGCACGATCCAGACGTTGACCTCATCCACGGCCACGATTACTGGCGGAACTTTCAGCGGTTCCATCAACGCCACGGCTGGTACGATTGGTACGCTTAATTCAACCACTGGGACGATTGGTAATTTCACCACCATCCTGACTGGTGACGTAACGATCAGCACTGGCTCGGCCACGGTCGGAACCCGTGTGGCCGTATTGAATACGGCGCAGGAATATACCCGCACCCACAACTTCAATGCGACCAGCCTGACCATCTCCACTGGGACGGTAGCCTGGGATCTTTCCCAGAACCAAGTGGCCAAGCTTGAGGTTACCACCAACTCCACCATGCAGACTCCGACCAACCCGGTTGACGGCGCAACCTATATGCTGATCGTCACCCAGGGTACTGGCGGCTCAAACACACTTTCCTTTTCAACCGCCTACAAGTTCCCAGGTGGCTCCGCCCCAAGCCTGTCAACCGGCTCCGCCGACGTTGACGTCCTAACATTCGTATCCAACGGCACCGTGCTTTACGGTGTTGCCAGCCAAGACTTCTCCTAAGCCTTTATGCCGTGGCCGGTACATCCAACTGGCTTCTTCGGGGCTAGGGGCGATCAAGACACCTACCGCATCGAGCGTAGCCTGCGGTTTAATTCGGCTGATTCGGCGTATTTGAATCGGACTCCAGCAAGTGCTGGAAACCGCAAGACTTGGACTTGGAGTGGGTGGGTTAAGCGAACAGCACTCTCTCCTGCGACAGTTGGAGTCTTTGAGGCAGCCTCAAACGCAAGCAACAGAAGTGTTTTATTTTTTACTTCGACAGATACTTTAAGTTTTTTTGAAAATTCATCTGGATCTACTGTAACAAACATAGCAACTAATCAAGTATTTAGGGACTTTTCATCTTGGTCACATATTATTATATCTGTTGACACTACGCAGTCAGTCTCTTCAGAAAGAGTAAAGCTATACCACAATGGTACTCAAATTACATCTTTTGCGTCTTCAACATATCCATCACAAAATTTTGATACTCAAGTCAACTCAACGGTTGCAAGCGTTATTGGGGCTGGAACAGCATATACTCCATCTGCATTTATAAACGGCTACCTCACCGAAATCAACTTCATCGACGGCCAAGCCCTAACCCCATCCAGCTTCGGCGAAACCGATGCCATCACGGGTCGGTGGAAAGCCAAGGCTTACAGCGGAACGTATGGGACGAATGGGTTTTATCTGAAGTTCGCCGACAACAGCGGAACCACCTCCACCACGCTTGGAAAGGACTCAAGCGGAAACGGCAACAACTGGACTCCCAACAACTTCTCCGTAACGGCTGGGGTTGGGAATGATAGCCTTGTGGATAGCCCGACAAACTACGGGACGGATACGGGTGTTGGCGGTGAGGTGAAGGGAAATTATTGTACTTGGAATCCGCTTGTACCTGGAGACTCGGCCACAAACGGAAATTTGGATGTGACAAATGATACGGCAAGGGGAAATCAGGAATTGATGAAATATAATTCCTATTGGGAGGTAACCTCAACCGGTGGAACCTGCCTTGCTGGAATCATATCCACGACTGCCACAAGCACGGTTACGGTCGGTTCCGCAAAGACATTTGGCTTCAAGCTTTCGACCGCTGGTGTGTTTGAATATGCAAATGTAACGGACGGAAGTTCATTTACAAGCCAAGCAACAGCAACAACACCGCCTTTGGCCTATGCAAGCACGGGTGCGAGCATAACCGCCTCCCTAAACGCTGGGCAACGGCCATTTGTTGCTACCGCCCCCTATGGCTTCAAGGCTCTCTGCACCACCAACCTGCCACAGCCGACCATCCAGAAACCGAGCAAGTATATGGATGTGGTTGCCTATACCGGAACCGGCGCATCCAATTCAATCTCCAGCCTTGGATTTAGCCCGGATCTGGTGTGGATTAAGAATCGTGGAGCGGCAACAAGCCATGCGATTTACGATACAACGAGAGGGGCACAGAATCAACTTTCAAGCGATACGACAGGGGATGCGGTAACAAGTTCAAGTGGTCTCACCTCGTTCGATGCAAGCGGATTTACAATCGGGACAAGCACGCTGGTTAATACCAGCGGGACTCAATATGTGGCATGGAATTGGGATGAATCTCCAATATCGGGTCTTGATATTGTTTCCTATACCGGAAATGGGACTAACCGCACGATTTCCCATAACCTCGGCGTGGCTCCAAAGATGGTAATTGTCAAGGCAACCGCCACGGCTGGAGCGGATCAGGGATGGCCGGTGTGGCATTCTGAAATTGCCAATACAACATATTTAACCTTAAGCACAACAACGGCAACAACCACCGGGGCTGATTATTGGAACTCAACCAGCCCGACAGCATCAGCATTTTCTGTTGGAACAAACGTGGCGGTAAACGCAAATAACGATACTTACATTGCGTATTGCTTTTCCGAGGTTGAAGGTTTTTCAAGATTTGGTTCTTATGTTGGGACTGCGGCAGCAGATGGCACGTTTGTTTGGTGCGGATTTAGGCCGTCCTTTATTCTGATTAAGGCAAGGACGGCTGCCGATGCATGGCTGATTTACGATAATAGAAGGAATGAGTTTAATGTTGCATCAACAAATCTTGTTCCAAACACAAACGCGGCTGATGCCACAATTAACGGAATAGATTTTCTTTCCAATGGGTTTAAGTTAAGAACGGTTACGACAACGCCGAACGCGGCTCAGACGTACATCTTCGCTGCATTTGCAGAATCACCATTCAAATACGCTAGGGCCAGATAAGGAGAAACTATGTGGATCACATCTGAAAATAACATCATCCGTCAACCCCAGGGCATCCGCATTGGCGATGTCAACCATCCGGCCAGCATCTTCTGGTGCTGGAGCAAGGAGCAGTTGGCCGAGATTGGCATCAAGCCATACCATCCCGGTTCCGTGCCAAGTGGACATCGGGTTACTGGTGCGTATAATGAGGAGGTTGACGGCGAGGTTTATGAGCGGTTTAACACCGAGCCTCTGCCAGAACCCGAGCCCACCCCGGAGGAGCCTGTAAATGACCCTGTCTGAAATCGCACAATACGCAGGTGAGAAGGTCGGCAAGACCGACTCCGACACGCTGACCTTCCTCCAGAAGGCCGCCAGCCTTAACTATCGCCGGGTCTGGAACTTTGCCCCTTGGCGCGAGACGGTAACCTCCTCGACCTATTCTGTCGGAACCAGCCGGACGGTCACGCTTGGCTCGAATGTGGAAAGCCCGCTGTCTGTGGCCTACGACAATAGCGAAATCACCCCGATTGATCTGGCCACCATCGTCAGCCAAGACGCTGACCTGTTGGCCGACACCCGCACGGGCGACCCTCAGTTGTATCATTTCACCGGGCGAAACACTTCTGGCATCGCACAGCTTGACCTCTACCCCCGCCTTGAGACGGCTGGCACCGAACCGCTTCGGGTGGTGGAGAAGCTGAAATGCCTGACCCGCACCAACATCATTGTCGATTTCCCGCCCAGCACGCAGGCTTTGGACGATGAGCTTCGCCTGCCCCATGTGCATCATGTGGTGCTGGCCCTGACCCATGCCGACGCTCTGGAGCGTGAACGGCAGTATGCCAAGGCGCAGACCGTGGTGCAGACTGCGAACGCGGATCTGGCGGCGATGGCCAACTATGAACTCAGCCAGGTTGGCGGCATCAAGCAGATCAGCCCGGTTCAGCTTGGCGAGCTTACCATCGAAGAAATTACCGCAGCCTAATGCCATACTACTCGGACAACCTCGACGACCTGCTGGCGTTTGACGGCATCCGCAGTTTTGCGGGTGGTCAGGCCAGCGGTCTGCAATCAGATCTGTTGGCCGAGAACCAGGTTCAGCAGTTGGTCAACATGACCCTTTCACCCAAGGGCAGTCTTGAGACTCGCCGTGGCGTGACAAGTTTCAGCACCACGGCAACAAGCCAGGAAGGCTCGATTGGAGGGATGCGCTATTACGACACGGCGGCCATTGAGAGGCTTGTCTCGGTTACGCAGGGAAGGCTTTACACCATCGACTCAAACGGAAATGCCGACCTGCATCCGGCTGATGAGATATGGAACAACTTAACAGGCGCAACACGCACATGGGATAACGAGAACCAGCAGTGGGCTGACGGATTTTCAACCGATTATGATGTCAAGGTCAGCATGGCCCAGTTTAATGACAAGATGTACATGGCCGATGCCGATGGCCCGCTTTATTATTACGATGGCGTTGTTGCCACACGGCAGGCTGGCAAGGTAAGGGCGATCACGGTATCCACTGGCGGAACCGGATATACAAGCGCAACCGCCATTGTGACCGGGCCTGATTGGGGTGGGCAACTTCCCACGCTTGTTACCACGGTGGCAGGCGGAGCGGTTACCGGGGTAACCGTGGTGGACGGAGGATCTGGTTACTCAACCGCACCGACCGTTACGATCATTGGTGACGGTGTTGGTGCCACGGCCACGGCAACCGTCAGCCCTCCTCCGCTCAATCTGCGTCTTTTGATTAACACCGGTAACCGCCTGTTTGCGGTTGGATCTGGATCGGCAAGAAACACTCTTTATGCGTCCGACATTCTTGACGCATCCGTGTGGGATTCCGCCAACAGCATCGTGGTCAATGCCGATGACGGCGATGAAATCATCGCCATTGTTCCGTATTACCAGAACCGAATCATCGTATTCAAGAAACGGCGCATATTCCAGATCACCATCCCGCCGGACATGAACACGGCGGCGGATTGGGTGGTCGAGCTTATTTCCAATAACACCGGGTGCGTGGCCGAAGGTTCTGCCGTGCAGGTAAGTTCCGATATCTTCTTTCTGTCCGACGATGGAATCCGCTCGCTGGTTCGATCTGCCGCCGACGACTTCACATCCGTTGGACTTCCTATTTCCGAGGTTATCAAGGATGTCATTCAGGAAATCAACACCGCCGAGATTGGCATCAGCACGGCGGCCTTCTACGATAACAGGTATTTTCTTGCAATCCCGACGGGATCAAACGATTTCAATGATACTATCATCGTATACAACACGGTGCTTGGAGCGTTTGAAGGCACATGGACACCGAATGTCATGCAGTTTGCCCTGACAAACTTCCAAGACGAGGGATTGCGATTGATGAAGAAATCGACCACCGGCCAGATCCAGAAGTACAGCGGATACAAGACACCTGCCCAGGTAACCACGGCTGACTACCAGGATGCGGGCGTTGACTACGAATCCTATGTGCGTACCAAGGACTTCAACTTTGGCGACCCATTTGCAGAGAAGCATGGAAGTCATTTTGAGGTTGTTTTTGACGATTCATTTTCAACGGATGCCACCATCTCCATCCAGCGCGACACCGATGTGGGTGACATTGACGTTCAGCCAAATCTGAACATTTCAAGCGCAGTGCTTACCTTGCCGTTCGTCCTTCCGGCCCAGCTTCCCTCTTCGGTCAAGAAGAGGATTGCCAGCGACCTCCGGGCATACGAGAAATGGAGGTTGTTGAACATCAAGATTACCAGCACGGCAAACAAGATGGCCATCCGCCAGATCACGGCTGCGGCCAACCCGGACACCATCGAGGTGCAAAAGACCCTGTGACGGCGGCTGAGTATATCGAGGCTTCCGGCGTGCCTGAGTCCATGTGGCCCAATTTTCGGGAGTGGTTTAACTGGCACCAGGAGCGCGGGCTGGTCGGGGTGGCTAAGGATGGGGACAAGGTTGCCGGAGTGGCCATTGCAAGGTGTCTTGACCTTGGACAAGAGGCTGACCATTATGCACATAACGAGGATGGCGACAGGGTGTTCGTGGACTTGACCGTGACCTCGATTGATGGTAAAAGTAACACCTTGAGTCGCAAGGCTCTGAAGTGCCTGCTGAGTATCCTATGGGATAGATTCGGTCCGCGCAGGAGGATCACCTTCAAGCGCAACGGTATTTACAAGGAGTACGACTACTACAAATTTATGCGAAAGGCTATGAACTAACATGGGCGGCGGACCTAGAATTCCATCGCCTCCTCCTCCTCCCAGCCCGCAGGAAGTGGCGGAAGCAAACGCAAGGGCCTACCGCATGAACGTGGATACCTACATCGAGAAGGCTCCCGACATTGCCCGCATAGAAAACAAGCTTCGCATGCAGTATATCCCGCAACAGCGCGAGCTTGAGCGCCAGTTGTCCGCGCTTGACCAGATGGCGGCGGTCAAATCCGGCCTTGAGCTTGAGCGCACCTATGGCGGCCAGCGCAGTCTTGAAACCCTGCGCCGTCAGTATGAACTAGCCCCGCAGGCTTTTGCGCTTCAGCGCGGGTTGGGCGGCCAGTTGACCCGCCAGTTCCAGCAACTTTATGGCTCAAGCCCGTATGGGTATGTTGAACCCCAGGTTGCATTTGCGCCGCAGACAGCACCAGCGCAGTACACCTCAACCATCGGCACGAACATAAGCAAGCCGAAAATGGAGGCTTGATATATGCCGTGGGGAGCAGGAACAGCCGCACGTATAAAACAGGAAAGAGATCAACAAATAAGAAGTGTTGTTTCTGGAGATATTGCAATTGCAAATCAAAGAGCCGCAGCAGCCGAACAGGCCGCAGCTCAAGCCCGTTCCTACGCCGACGAACAAATCAAGGCGCTTACCGCAAAATATGAAGAACAGCTTTCCAGGGACAGAACTTACACTGCGCTGTCAGAGCAAATCGCCGCGCTTGGCGGAAGACAGCCACAAGGGACAACCGCAGGCGTGAGCGGCCCAGCCTTCAATGACGCCTTGGCCGCGCTTGGCGGTCAGCGCAATCTGGGCACATCCGACCTTGCCTCCCGTCTCAACTTCCAGGTCAGCGACCAGGACATTCTCAATGACGTCAATAACGCAAAGCTGACCCGCCTCAACAATGCCGTGCAGTCAGGCAACGCCCAGATTGCCGGGATCAATGAGCGCCTGAACGCCGCCCAAACCCTGCTGGACCAGCTTCCTTCCGGCGATCCTCGCCGCACCTCCAGCGAGGTTTACGTCAACCAGTTGAAGTCAGATTTGAAATCGGTCACCGAGGCCGTCACGGACGCCAGCGAGCAGATCAAGAACTACAAGCCCGTCACCGCTGATAGCGAGCAGGGCTTGCGCGAGATCGTTGCCTTCCGCGAATACATCCAGTTGCCGGAGGAGCGGGCGACCCAGCAGCTTCGCCAGATCGAC